GGGCAATCGAAACCGTGCCCAGGTTGTACCATTGATTTTGCGTCGGGCTGGCCTGGCTGCCCCCAGTCGTGTCGTGCGTCTCGATTGACCATTTCAGCGGCGATAGCGGGAAGCCGAGCGGCGCTTTGTGCGGGCTGTAATAGTTGGCTGAAATGGCGGCGTTGGCCAGGGTGTAATCCGTGCCGCCCCATACAGTCATCGACGTTGCCGCAATTGCCGTGATGATGAAATACTTTACGGTCGTCTGGGTGAGCTTCACCCGCATCCCAACCGAGTATTTGGCGGTCGCATCCGTGGGCACGGTAATCACCCCCGTTGCCCCGTCTGCGCTGGCATAAGTCCAGGCTTCATCGGCGTTAATCCAGCCGGTTGCAAATTGGGGATCATCTCTCAGTAATGCCATAATTACGCTCCTACTAAAACGTTGCCGCTGTCGTCAATCAGGATGTTGAAGCTATCGTCAACCAGGATGGTAGACGGGTCGAATGACCCGCTGGCGGCGGTAATGGTGATCGTCTCGTTGCCGCCTGGATTATTTTTTGTCAGGGTGATATTTGTCCCGGCTGCCAACTTGCTGAAAAGGTAGTCGGTAGTCGTGTCGCCGCTCGATACCTTGGCCTTTACATCAGCCGCGCTCGCCCCAGACGAAAACCATACCCAGGCTCCGTTCGTGTATAGCCCCAGCTCGCCGGTATCGGTGGCGTAGCTGATCGCCCCTTCTTCCAGGGCACCGTCAAGGGCTTCGACGTTGGTTTTTGTGTCCCTGTACTGTGTAATGCGGGTAATGTTCTCGATTGCCATCTGTCACCACTCATAAATGGCGCGCGGGTCAGCTGTCGCCACTTCGATATGCGTATTGCCGCTCTGTTGCGTGCCGTCCGACGTTGCCGAGAAGAAGAAGTAAGCCAGGCCGTTGGCTTCCACGATGAACGGGTCGCCCAACTGCCCAACATAATTGTCTTCGCCCTGGTCGGCCCCGATGCGCACCAACTCCGCCGACATCGGATAGGGCGTCCAGTTGACTAAATCCGTGGAACGGTAGCGGTACAGGTTGGTCGGCACCTGCAAATCCTGCGGCGCTTTGTGGGTAAACAGGTAGTAGTATGACCCCACCTTCTTCACAAACGGCCCACCCGTGCCGCCGTCCAAATTCAATACCGGGTTGCTGCCTGATTTCGTCCACGTTCTGCCGTCGGTCGATGTGGCATAGCCCAGGTGCCAGAAGCTGCCGCCGTGGTTACCCTCGTACATCATGCGCCAATCGGTTGGACCTTCTTTCCAGACGAAAGTATTGACAATGTGCTGGTCATCCCACGCCCCCGCCCCGCCCAAAGGCAGGACGTTCGACGTATCCAGTGTCCAGGCAAGGCCGTCGGTGGAAGTCAGTAAGTCCAGGCGGGTATCTTCGTAACTGGCATACATATAATAAGTTCCGCCATCCTTGAATACCGATGAGCGGGCGTAGTGGGTTATCAGCGGGTTTGAGCCGTACTTTGTCCAGGATCCGGGAAGCCCGGTAGTCGATTCGGCGTAGCGGATGCCAATGTCCGCCCAGGTGCCGTAACCGGCGGTGTACCACATCTTGAACACGTTGCCCGTGAGTATCTTGGCGTTGCCTTCGTAAATAACCGATGCTTCCAAGACGTTTTGCCCTTCCCCGGTCCCGGCGGTCAGCACATCGCCCAGGCGCGTCCAGGGGTAGACAGGCAGGTCAACCACCTGGAAATCTTCAAAGACGCACGCCTGCACCGGCGTCGTATTGTCGCGGTATTCGGTTATGCCGTGTTTGGTGGCGGTGTTGTTGAAGCTGGAAGTATAGGTAATGCCATAGCCGCCGTCTACCGTTACCGAGATAATATTGCCATCCAAAGTCATCTCAAGGTCTACATATTTTTGGTAGCGGTTTGTCCAGGCTTTCGAGGCTCGCAAAGTTTGTACGCCGCCGTTCATCTCCCACAGGCGCACCAGGGGGGTTCCACCCGTGGTAATGTCGGCCCGCCAATAATTGCTGGTATCCGAGAAACGCCCAATCAGGCCGCCTATGTGTAGCCCACTGGCGGCAGACGGCTTGACCCGCGCCCTGATCCTTGTATTGGCGTCTCCGGTGTCAGTCGTGGCGATGTATTGCGCACCGGCGTTGGTGGCCTGTACCGCGGCGTTGCTGGAAATCGCCCAACTGCCGCTGTTCTCAGTCCACCCGCTGCCTTCGTCCATTGTATGGGCGTTGAGATGCGTACCGTTCGAGCCGGTGAAGGTGTCGCCCGCCAGGATTGCGATAGCGGCGGCGACGGTTGCGATTGCTTTGGTGAGGTTCATATATAGCCAGTTGAAGCCGTCGGATGCGCAAAGATATTGGTTGAGCGCGGCGGCGTTGTCATTTATTATACCCAGGAAGCCCGCCCCAACTACGCCCGGTGTACCAAATGCTGTGTCAATTTGCTCTTTTGTTGGGGGATTGTCAACGTTGACCGTGGAGTAATCCACCACCACCGGCGAGTTAGCCGACGGATCGCCCATCACCCATTGCGTGCCCTGGACTACCGCGATTTTCGTGTCGTCCGTGCCGTCTGCAGCCGGTTTCGGCAAGTGGCGCTGAAGGTAGCTGTTTTCAATATCCGAGGCGTGCCAGGTTTCTTCGTTGTACGCCCCCCGGTCGCCCTGAAGATAGGTGATGGTGCCCGCCCCGGTCTGGCTTGTCCAGTGGTTGTCACAAACCCGCGCCGTGCCGGAGTTCGAGAAGCCGGCGGTAGCCCCTGAAAAAATGTTGCTGAAGAACGCCCCGTAGCCGCTGTTTACCGCCCCGATCTTAGAACCTGCCGTGTCGCCGTCGAAGCGCGAGAACTCAATCCAGCTCTCGTTGCCGCTTGCGCCCGTGGCGTTGGACAGCCCGTAACTGGTAGACGACCCGTTGCGCCCCAGGCCGGTCGAATAGCTGACCGCCACATTTCCGCCCGAAAGGATGCGGATACCATGGGCGTTCGACCCGCCGTTGCCGTGCAAGTGGCTGAACTCGATAAAGCCCTTGACGGGTGTTGCCCCGCTGAACTCGCCCCCGTAGTTGTTGCCGCTCGCCCCGTGGATATAGACCGAACACAATTGCACCAGCCAGCCGTCCCCGGATGCGGAAATGCCCAGGGCGTTTGCCTGCCCGGTGGCGTCGTAGTTGATGGATAGTTTCTGCAAGGATGACCCGGCGTCAAGGATGATCGCCGTCCCTGCAAAGGCTGAAAAATTCAGGCTTCCGTACCCTCCCTGCCCGCTAATCGTCACGCCCGCCGGGACGCTGATCCCGGTCGCTAAATCAATCGTGTCTTGCGGAAGTTCCAGCCGGTCGCCCGACGCTGCCGCCGCAAGCCCCGCAATTAGCCCCGCCTGGCTTGCCGAGTAGGTGCGCACCAGCTCCCCGGCGGCGTCAAGCTGGCGGATTTCGTTCTGCGTGTTGTAGGCGTAGATGTTGCCGCCGCTGAATTTCGCCGTAGATCCGACAAAAGAGCAGCCTTCGTCAAACTCGAAGCGCGCCGTAGCGTGCCCGATGACGGCATAACCCAGGCCGCCGCCCGTAGCGCTACCCCTGGAATAACTGCCCCTGACTTTCAGGTTGCCCGCCTGCATCTTGATACCCGTCGCCGCGCCCGCCCCGGAGTTGGCCTGGTTGATATTGACGGTATTGAGATAAGCCTCCCCCGTGGTTGGACCCAATAATCCGACAATCTCAGACCCGCTCGACACGCTGCGCATAATGCCCACGTCGCGCAGGTAGGTATTCGAGCCGCAAGTCACGGTGCCGCTAAACTTGGTGACAAGCGAGCCGGTGCCTAAAACGCTCGTATTTGCAGGCAGGGTGTAGTCGTTGGCAAAGATGCAGGGCGGGATAGTAATCGTATCCGCGCCCGTCACGGCGACAATCGCGGCAGCCAATCCCGCATCGTTCACGGGGAAGAACTGCGCCGGTGCGCCCGATGCGTGGTAGACGACAATCCTATTGAACATCTCCCCGCCCGCGGAAGGCGGCAGATAAGTCGTGCCGCCGCCCATCAGCACGCGCAATCTTTCGGCGTCTTTCTCGAAATTGCGTAGCCCTAACGTTTTGTTGGTTCTACTCATCGCTTCATCTTCTTCAATGCTTTACGCCGCTTACCGATGCCTTTGTACTGCCATTTGTCGGCATTGGTCAATTTGCTCCATTGATCTTCAGGGATGCCCGCCGCGCGCTTCCAGTTGAGCGAGCCGCGCCCGGATCCCGCCGCGCCCATTCCCCCGCCGCTTTCCTGCTCTAGCTGGATTTGGTATGCCTGCTGTGCGGCAAGGATTTCTGATTCTTCGAATAGATCGGTCTTCAGGACTAACACGCCGGGGTCCGAGACTTCGACTTCCTCAATATAAAAGTCCCTGCCATCAAGCAGCCACGACCCTTTATCGTAGGCGCTCACCGGCCAGGACATATCCCGCACCACGGCAGGCTGCACCGCCCACGGGTCGGCTTCTACCCTGCCGCCAGGCGAGCCGTATAAGCCGCCGTTTCTCAGGTAATACTCAGGCGCGGTGCCGATCTGCTCATAATAGAAGCGCCTGCCGTTGCCGACATACGCCCGGTAGGGTGCGCCCACGGTGCCGCCCAAATCGACCAAATCCATCATAAGATCCCACGCCCGCGCGGGGACGTTGGTCGTCTTGACCACTTGCAGGGTGTTGGCGGCAATCCCGCCCGTGTACACGAGCGGGCAATGCGCGGCAACGATGGTGCCCATGTAGTCGCTCAGGTTGACCGTTCCGCCGTCTGCAACCGCTGTGCCTGCATACTGCCAGTTAGTCGTAAGAGCGTACCCAGCGGCGACGACATTCAAGGTCGCTTCACCCCCGCCCAGGCCCGCCCCTACCGCTCGCGCCCACGGATAGCAATGCTCGTTCAGGAAGGTATCGCGGCGGGTATTGGCGGCGGTTTCCGTGTAGCCGTCGAGCAGGAGCAGTTCTTCCCGCGTGGAATACTTGGCAATGCTGGTAGCGTTGCTGGCGGGCGTCCCGGTGATGTTCTCGTTATCTTCATTGATATAGCGTGTCGTGACTTTGTTGTATAGGAGGTCTAAGCTGCGGCGCCTAGTCACGCCCCCTACCGATAATTCCATCTCATAGAGCAAGCCTTCCCAGGTGACAAAGCCGTTGCTTTTTTCTTCGAGATGCCCGCCTAAGTATTGATAAAAAAACGTGTGCAGGTCGGAGAAGTCGCCCGTCAGCTTGAACGACCCCTGCCAGTACCCGCCGTCCCTGCGAATAGAGCGCCGCCAGCCCGTCGCGTCGTTCGAGATGTCACGGGCAAAAACGGGCGTTCCTTCTGCGGCCCTGCTGTATAGGCGTAAATTTCTCATACTCTAAAGGTTGCCCAGCGTGGGAATATTTTCAGTTCCACGCCCACGGTATTATGAAGGTCTGTCCCGTCCACCACTACCAGGATTGCCCCGTTTCTATTCGGGTATTCCCAATTCGTAAACACTTCCTTGCTGCCTAAGTAGCCCGTGGAATACCCGCTCAGGCTGCTTTGTTCTTCATTAGGTGCGGTGTAGAACCACAGCGGGCCGACGGTGGTACTCAGGCCGTTTTCACAGACGGCTTGATGTTCTGCCGGAATGAGATAGACACAATCCAGGTCAATCACTCCGGTCGTGCCCACCACCTGCTCGATGTCGATAAAAAAGCCTGCGTTGGCAATGCTCAGGTTTTGGCGCATCCCGGTCACGGGGATTTTGATGTGACCTAATTCGATAAGCTGGAAGCCTACCAGGGTCGCACCTGAGATATACACATCTCCAGCGACGTAGCTTTCAGACCCGCCCGAAAAGCCGACCCGCGTCCGGATGCGGTATTCGCCGTTCGAGATAACCCGCTTATAACGCAGGACGGCGGTATATTCGCCCGCCATCGCCGCGTAGTTGCCGGATAAAACGTCGCCCACCTTGAGCGCCAGGCGCTCCACTAGCCCCGTGTTATTGGTAAAGGGGATGCGCTGCACCGTGCCCCCGCTGGCGTTGCCGTCTGCTACGGCGCTCCCGCCTGCAATCGGTGAAGTGCCTTTCTCGCATTCCCATAAAGGATTGAAGTCGGCATAGACCGTCCCGGCGTAGTAATCGACCGGCTTCAGGCCAAAATATAATTTGCCGGTGACGTTGGTTTCTTCGTTAAAAGTGGCCTTAAAGTAGTCGATGCGCCCTGGCAAAGTCCCGGCGGCATAGCTCAGATGCACGTGCCCGCCGTTGGTGCTGATCGCCGTGCCTGCCGTGATGACCGTCCCGGCGTCGGCTTCCCATAGCGGCGCGCGCTCGATGGCCAGCCGCAGGGCTGCCCCGCCAGCGTTGAGCAATGGCGATAGGCGCTGGTCTGTCAGAATGGCGCTCTCGCCATCGTAGACGCATGACCGCTTGACCCCTTCCCCTTCAGATTGCCAGTACAGCCACACGGGATTAACCCGGCTCGGGTCGGCGTGGAACTGCCTTGCTTCTTCGAGGATGGCGTCAATCCTGGCCTGTTCGGTGCGGATGTTGGCGTCCGCGGCGGTGGAGATCAGGTCAATCGTCTCCCACACCAGGTCCTTGGCGGTCGTGGTTTCCCACCCGCCCATGCGCCATAGGATTGTGCCGCCTACAAGGTCTACATCGCCGTTATTGGTGCTGGATAGTTTTAGGACTTGTGTCATCTATTCACATGCCCATACTTGCGTCTAATCTGCTTCTGCGCCCCGTGGCGACAATCGCCATACCGAGGGCAACCGCCCCGGCGCTGTGGAAGTGGTTTTCGTTGGTAACGTAGGTATCGCCGCCGCTTGCGCCGTTCGGTATGATGTTCCCGTTTTGGCGTGGTACGAATAACTCAGGGCCGCGCTCGCCTACCAGATAGGGGGAGCCAGCCATTACCGGCCCGCCTACCGCGCGCTTGTTATTCACGCCAGGAAGTTCTGGAATGAGTTTCTTGATTTGGTTGGCCTGATCCGCCGTGACGTAGCCCGTACCCGAATTGGCGCGCGTGACGAGATCCATATAAACCGTAATGGTGCTTTGCAGGTCGAATTGTCCCGCCGCCTTGACTTCTTCAATTAGCTTTTTGGCTTCCTGTAACGGAATATTGAGCTGCTCAGATATATTCTTTTGCGCCTGCTGCGCGTTGATGTTACCTAGCTCTACCTGTAAAAGCTGGCTTTGGACGAACAAGGGCGCCAAGAATTTCTTGGCTTCGTCGGGCTGGATTGCGCCTTTCAGGATGGCGGTATGGATTTTCTCTGCCACCGCGTCGAGCTTGCCCCCGCCCGCTAATTCATAGTCAATCGTATTCATCCAGCCGGAAATCTTGCCGCTGATGTCCGTGCCCAGCGTGTCAATCCAATCTTGCGTTTTTAGGTTGGCATAAAAGAAGGCATCCCCGGCGTTCTGGGCGGCTTGCGCGGCGGTTTTCTCCGCTTCTGCCATAGCATAGACAGAAGCGTTGTAGGTTTCCATCTGCGACTTACCCAAGCCGCCCTCAATGCCCTGCTCGCGCATGGCGGCGGTATGCTCCTGGGTGCGCTTAGTGGCCGCTTCCTGTGCGGCGGCCTGTTCGTCGGTCATGGTTTGGGCTTGTTTGGCGGCGTCTGCGCTCTTGATGGCGTTGGCAAGCGCCCCGGTTTCTTTGATGCCCATGCCCGACGCGATAGCCGACGCGTTCAAGTCCATATCTGACCAGCCGCGCTTGAAGTCAGTCAGCGCCTTGAAGATATTGCGGTAATCGTCTGCCAGGTTGCCGCTGCGCAGCTGGAACAGATTGGCGGTGAGCTTGGTGAACTGCGAAAGGGCAGGGATCAGGCCGCGCCCTAGTGACAACTTCGCATCTTCGGCGGCGTCGCCCATATCGTCAAGAGCAATGCGGTACTGCTCTGCCGCAACCAGCGCTTTGCCGTCCATCAGGCGTGCCGTGCCCTCGATGCTGTCGCCCATAGTCTTGATTTGGGTGCTACCCAGCTCCATCAAGCGCGCCAGGTCTGCGCCGCTGCGTCCAAAGTTATCGAACAGAAACTTGGTGCGCTCGACGCCCGGGGCAAGTTTTAGGTACTGGTCGCTAAGTTCCGCAATGCCTGAAATCGTCGGCTTGACGCCCTTCCTGATTGCACCTTCTAGCGCCGTTTCAAGCTGCCCGAACTCAATCCCCATATCGTCAGCAACTTGAATAAGTTTTGACGCTTCTTCCGGGGCTGCCCCGATTTCGATGGTAAGATTGCGTACCTGTTTGGCGTAATTCAGGGTAGCGCCTGCCGTGGCGTCAATGCCCTTCTTGATGGCGAGCCCTACCCCGATTGCTATCCCGCCTGCGACGGCTAAGCCTTTCAGTCCGGCAATCAGACCCTGTGTGGCGGTGCTAGAAACCTGCTGCGCAGCGGCGAACTCTTTCATCGCCTTGCCCGCGTCGCGCGTGGTCATCTCGCCGGTTCTAACTGCCTCGGCTAATTGCTGCGCTTTCTCGGCGGTCGCCGCTGATACCGTGGCGGCGTTGATCTGCTCTTTGCTGAATAGCCCGGTCGCCCCGGCCATCTTGCGGATCTCGGTCGTACCTAAACCCGCCTTGTCTGCCGCATCTACCAGGGCGTTGCCAAAGTCGCCCGCCGATAGCTTGCCTTTATTCAGTCCCGTAATGAAGGATGAATTAAAGGTGGTGCTAAACTTCTTTATATCGGCAGACGCCCCGGTGAGGCCGCCCTTAACGTCGTCAATACCAGCCTTAAACTTACTGGTGTCCGCGCCAATTTCAGCGTATAGACTTGCTACCCTTTCCGCCACGCTGCCTCACTTTCGCTTCTTGCTCTCGCGCCTTGACCAATCCTTCGCTTACCTGGAAGTATTCGTCAAGATCAGCCAAACTCAGCGCATCTACCTGGGCGAGTGTCCACCCGAACTCCCTTGCGATATGCCAGCGCCAGTATTCGAGCGGCATTTCGTTGTCTTTCGGGAACTCAAACGCTAAGAAGATGCGCTTGGCAAGTTTGGGTTGACAGGCCCACTAGCGCGGGCAACAAGCGCCGCAAAAAACCGCTTCTGGTCGTTGACGGATAGGCTTGTATATTCATCCATCGTAAGACCGGAAACCTTGACGGCGGTTTCATCTTCTTCGGCTTGCTTCTGTTTTGGGTCGAATAGGGCGCGATATTCCTTGATAGAAATAGCATCCAAGTCAAAGGTTATTTCGCGCCCTTCTTTCGTTACGAAGTCAGCCATTAGAAATTACCCGCAACGTGTACCGCCGTCTGGCGGAATTGGCCCGTAATCACCGTGACATCGTTGAACGGTGACGACCAACCCGGCCCGGCGCTTGTGGCGGGGATAGAGTATTTCGGCGCGCCCGTGGCCGTGCCTTCCGGGCCGTAAACCAGCGTACCGGCGACGTCTGCCCCGATTGCGGCGGCGAGGACTGACCCGCCCACCTGCGCCAGCATAGGAACCTGGATGTCCTGCCCGGTGCCGTAGGACGGCAAAAGATGCTCGAATTGATCCTTACCTGCGGTCGCGTCAATCCAATTTTTGGTTGGCGACCAATCGAACTGCCGTGAGTCGGCGTCGAGATTGACTGTCCCGCCGCTGTAAACCCAGGCTAAATACATTGCTGATCCGGCGTACTCACTCATGGTTGTATCTCCTAATCTGTTATCCGAATGCGATAAAATGCACCGGCGCTGTAAATGTGTGTGCCACTCGCCGGGGTTTCCACGATTTGAAAATCTTGCTCACGCGCGCACCAAAAACATGCGTAACCGGACACGCTAAGAGCCTTTCTGTTGAGAATTGCGTCAATTTGTCTATCAATTGCGGTAGCTTTCGCCAGCGTAGGCCCGTACGCACGCACGTACCACACGTTTTCGCGCAAATCTGACTTGGTGATGTTGTTCGGCCCGCCCCCCTGGTGGCTGTAAACCACGTAGGGCAGGGCTTTGTTATCGGGCGCTTGCGTGTTGTAAATCGCCGTGCCGCCCAGCTCGGCAGTAAGCGCCGTCCCGCCTGAAAGGGCGGAGAATAGTGCCGTGCCCATCGCGCCAAAGTAATCGCTCATTTGAATAATTCCTTGAAGCGCTCCGCCACTTCGCCCGCTACGCCTTCGACTGCAGGCACCATGAACGGATGCGCCGCCATGCGGGAAGTGCCTAATTCGTTGAATAGCCCATATTCAACGCCGTCGCTTACGTGGTAAAGCCCCGCCCGCTTGCGGTCTGTCCAGATGCTACCTTTCAGCGCCCCGGTATCGACGGGCGCCAGGCTCTTGGCCCGCCCTTCGACCTGATAAGCAAGCGCCTTCAGCGCCCCGTCCGTGTTCGTGTCCAGGTTCTTGGCCAGGGCGTCTAATGCCCGTGTGTCGAGCTTTACCGTGACGGTCATACTCTCTCCGCAGGCGCGCGCACGCTGGCAATCCACGACTTGTCCGCATCTTCGCCAATCACGGCGTAAGTGTTGCCGTTGTGCGAAATGCGGTAGTTGGTGGTGATCGCCGTGTTCCAGGGTAGGGTAAACATCCACCCCGAAAAAGGCTGTAATGCGCCGGCAACCACCATCTCTCTGCCGCGCACGTAATCCAGGCGACACGGGGAACTTGCTACCGCCGTGCCCCAGGTTTCGCTCCACCCGCCCGTGCCATCGCTGGTTGTGGTAGCCGTCAAGAGCGTACAAACGTCGGGTAACATTTGGGCAATATCAGCCCGGATTTGGGTGAGTGTGGCGGCGTCTAGTAACATGCGTCCATATCTCCCCGGTAAACGTCAATGCTTTCCGGCCCTGCTTGCTGCTCGTAGAATTGCGCCATATCATAGGCTTGCTTGACGACCTGGCTGCGCTTGACGCTCATGTTGTCGGTTGACCAATCAATACTCGAAACCGAGTAGTAAGACGCTTTGGTGCGCCACACATCAGCCGCCGCCTTGTTCAGGTTATACGCCCTGCCCGTAAAATAGTAGCTTTGCCCCAAAGTGTCAGCAACAAAGGTAACTTCGCCGCGCGGGTAGTCGGGCGTGTAAGTTGCCGTTCCTACCGGGTTGAACGCCATACTTTTTACAACAAAGATCGCCGTGCCGCCGTCCGTGGCTTCAAGGTTCTGTGCGCCGCTAATATAGCGATAGGCATGGAGCGTTCCGGCGGGCTGCGTCTCAAAGACAGGATAGAGCGGGCGGTCGACGTAATCGGTGCGAAAGCGATCGAGTACGGCTTGGAGCTGGTCATCTGACCAATACGCCACAGTCCCTACTGTGTAATCTGCCGTGCCTGCGTTGGTCATCCCCCGCAGTTGGGTTATGAGATCCGACATGGTTGTTCTAGCCATGCCGTATTACCACCTTTCCCGATTGCGTATATCGGGGGTCGTCATGTACCGCCGTGCAATAAGGGTTGAACTTGACTTGATAGCCCGCTTTGTGCAGGCGTATGCCGTAGTCCACATCTTCAGCCGCGCCCTGCTGGAAGCCGATGGTTTCATCCCAGCGCACTTTGAGAAACGTCGCGTACTTCAGGACGCACAGGCCGCCAGGCGGGTACACATTGCCGTCATCCGGCTCGTCGTAACCTAGCAGGTGATGGCCGGTCGGCCCGCCGTAAGTCATCCAATCCCAATGACGGGTTCCATCAGGGTTGAGCAAGATACAGGACAGTACATCCCAATCATCTCCATAACGCTCCAAGCCCTGATAGAAGTCGTCCCGAAATAGAATGTCATCGTCGCAGACTACCAGCGTGCCGTAGATGGCCTTCTTGCACGCCCGATTCCTAAGCGCCCCTAACTTGCCCTCGCCTTTGTAATCAATCGAGACGTTGATCTCGAAGCGCGGTATCTTCAACGCCTGAATAGACTTGACGCAAGCCGCCAGCTTTTCAGGGCGCTTCATGTCGGTGATGACGGCGAAGGTTACGCTCATTTCATGCTCTCGAAAATTGCGAGACTGCCAACAATTTCCAACAAATGCCAATGCGGGTCAAGCGCCGCCACTTCATCTACTACCTTCTTCACGCCCGGATGTACCGGCCCGTAGTCGTGGAAGATCACCAATTCGCGGGCAATCTTGCGGGCGGTTTCCCAATCTCGCAGGCAACCTTCGTATTCATGCGCCCCGTCGATAAACATCGTGACGGGTTTCAGCGCAGCGGGCAAGGGCCAGGGATGGGAGACGGACTTGATAACGTTAATTCTGTGCGCCACACCGAAGCGTGCAATGTTGTCAAGAATGGCGGCTGCGCTCGGAATGGCATTGTTAGCGCCAGGGTCGCCGTCTTTCCAATAGCACTCTTGCATGTAATCAATCGTGATGACCTGGCCCTTGCCCGCCAGCGCCGCGAGAATGGCGGTCGCGCCCCACAGCGTACCGATCTCGATGTGCAAGCCCGGATGGGCGACGAATACCTTTTCCAGATAGTCGGCTTCTAGTTTGGTGATTGCAATGCGCCCCGTGATGCGGGCGGCGATTTCATCGTAAAGTGTCATTTTGGCGTTGAGTAAATATATTGATCGGTAAGATAAGTCCAGTAATAAGCAAATACCTTTTCCGTCTCGGTAATCGCAACGGCATAACGGCGGTCTTTTTCGCTACCGTCGTTTGGCTTTGCTAGTTTTAGACTTGCAAGCGCTTCTCTTAGATCGTGTAATGCTTTTTCTTCCGGGCTTACTTCGCTATCGCTATTCATCGTAAATCGTCATCCTTTCATATTTCGCGCCATTCGCCGTGTTCAAGATAACCATGCCAAACTACCTTCTCGATGGGGTTTCCATCTTCGTCGGCGTGCCCGGTTACAAGGATAGACGGCGAAACCGTAATCGTCCCGTCTTCATGCTCTGTAACTTCATGACCGGCCAGGTTTCCCCAAAGGCCGCTAGGGGTACATGCGTACCAAATGCCATCTCTAGGATTGATCCCGTATTCGCCGGGCTTCAACCAAAGGTCGCCATCTTTCGCGTAAACTCTTTCGCCTTTCAACGCCATGCCTCCTCTATGCCCCAGGTGGTCAAATGTTCGTAATAGTCCGCGCCGTACTTCGCGCTCAGTACCGCGCGCTCGTTCTCGCTCGCCAGTCGCTGCCGTTCGTCTGCGCTCATGTTCATCCTGCCCATCGTGTACCCGATGTCGGTCACTTTCTTGACCTGCACCCCTTCGTGGATGTACAGGCTGCGACCTTGCACCCTGGCTTTGTAGCAGGTTTCCAGGTCGATGCCCCAGGCATACGTGAGCGCCGGGTCAAAGCCGCCAATAGAGTCAAACCAACTTGCCCTATACATGGATGCAATGTTGTCAATGAACCATGTGCGGCGGGGAGGGCCGCCGCGCGCTTTCATGTGTTCCCAATGCGTCGTACTATCAGCGGTCAATGCCGGATGCACGCCCACGGCCAGCGGGTCGTCAAGCAAGAGCTGCGCTAAGGGTGCCAGCGGGTCATCATTGCCCACGAACTCAGCCGACGTAATCAGGAACATGTACGCCAGGTAATCGGTGCTACTTTGTAGCGCGGCATCCTTCGCAATCTTCAGCCCTGCCAGCCAGCCCCCGGTGGTCTGTATATTTTTGTCGATCCAAACGTTTGTAAAGTGCGAATACTTGGCAATATCCGAACCGTTATCAATCACGTACAGGTCATGCGGGTATTTGGAGTGATAAATCACTTCCGCCAGGGCACTGGTACGCTCCGGCATGTTGTAATTGACGATCAGGACGGCAATCTTGTCAGGCGTGGGCATAGGGCACCCATAAATCATGCGGCTGTACGATCTCAATGCGTGGATCTACCCACAACTGCCAGCCCCGTTTGCGCAATTTCTCGCACAGCTCCACGAAGTCGAATGAATCCGTTCGCACGCCTGCCCGCAAGTCGCCGGCGTGCCACAGGGCGCAACTGCCGAAACTATCCACGGTGAAAGGTTCGCTTGGGCGCGGCTCGCCGTTGGTGAAGTGGCGCCCATCCTTGCGGTACGCCCAGGTGTCGTAAAACATGCCGTCGAGCGTGACCCACCCCGCCACGGGGCATAGTCCACTACCTAAGAACCGCTCAATCAAGTCGGGCGGGGAGGTCAAGTCGCTCTCATGCAGGCACCAATAATCATCATCGTCTCTAACGTCATCAAAGCCAGCGTTATACGTCTGGCTGATACGCTTCACCCGGGTGGATGGGTCGTTGCCCTCGATGTGGGTATCGTGGCGAATGATGGTAATGTCCCGATCCGGGCGAAAGCGGGCGACTTCACGCAGGTACGTTTCGGTTTCGTCTTCGCTATCGCCTACCACCCACACAAAGCGAATATTCGGGTAGGTCTTATCCAGCAGGCGTGATGCGCGCTCGCCAATGCGCCGCTTGTAATCATTGCGCCATAAGCTCATCAGGACGACGCGTGGGGTATTCATGCTTTACTCTCCGTGTCGTCTTTTCCGTGCTTCTTGAAATCCTGATAAGCGTGTACCATTGCCTCGAAAGAACCGAACGGGATGAAATCGAGCTTATAGCCTTCGCCCTTGCTATTAATGTATTCAACTTCAAAACCATAGCGGGCAATATCCACGACGGCCTTATAACTTGCGGCGTGTTCTTCCGGGTTGATCGTCATGCGCTCACTTCCTGCCCAACAAGATCCCCAACAGGAACGCCAGCGGGTAGAACCACAGGGGCAAGCGATTGCTCGATTTTCTCAAGTACCGGCTTCCAGTATTTTTGCGTAATCCTGTCCGCGTCATACTTCACTGCCCCATCCCGCGCCCGCTCGCGGTAGTCGTAATTGCCGCGCATCCGGTAGGCTTGCTCCAACTTCTCGGCGATGGCTTCCGGGTGCGGCGAAAATTGGAAGGTGTGATACTGCGGCATCCACGAAGGCGTTGCGTCGCGCTTGGCAACCTTCCAGCCGCCAAAGCACAATTCAGACATCGCCGTCCAATCGCCCACCAGCACCGGGCAGCCGGCGGCCTGTGCTTCAAGGATGGGAATGCCGAAACCTTCGCCCATACTCACTAACATATGAACGTCCATGCCGTTGTAGGCGGCGTTCATGTATTCGTCGTTATAGCCGGTTGAGGCATAGGTGTACTGATCGCAGAAGATAACCGCCGTGGATGGGCTAATCGGCTGCTGGCGCATGTAGTCGTATTTCAGCCCTAAAATGTCAAGGAACTCAGGCAGGTTGACGCCTAGCCTGCTCTCGTGCGCCCCGTCGTCCGTGTGCATATAAAGCAATGCGTCAGGGTGCGACTTGTGGAAGGCGGCGAAGGCGGTCAATTGCTCAAAGAAGGCTTTGCGGCAGGGAAACCCTTTATTCGCTGCCACCATGCCGACAATAAAGCGATCTTGCGACCAGGTCAGCATCTTGCGGCTGCGCTTCATGTCCTGCGGGTGGAACGCCTGGCTGTCTACCCCATGCGGCACGTAGTAGCAATCTAAGCCCGCTTTCTGCATCTCGCTCTCGGCAAAGTGAGAGAACACAATCCGGGCGTGCGCCTGCTTTACCCCCGCAATGTCGGCAGGCTTGCAAGGCTCGCTGTCCACGGGAAACCAGGGCACCCACACGACCGGCGCGCCGTTGAAACGCTGCGGCTCGACTACCCAGCTATCAAGCAGAGTAATGATGATTTGTGCCCCTTCTGCTACGGCGTTCGGCACCATCACATCTTGCCCGTAAGGGTGGCCGGCGTTGCCGTAAATCGGGATGTCGTGCGAGCCAATGATGCGCCCGCCCTGCAAACCATAAAAGGCGGTGATGCTCACTTCGTGACCCAGGTCTTTGATACGCGGCGTGAATAGCTTTGTCTGGTTGCCGTAGCCGGTGTTTGCCCAGGGTGCGTTGCTAAGCCAGTGTATTCTCATGATGACGCCCGCCTCCTACGGGCTTTGGTTGAGTGGGGAATAGGCCGAGGAGGGCGGCCTATTCCCCAAACTCACAGGGTTAGTTAGGCCATGACCGAAGTTCCGACCATGGTTACGCCGAACGCGGCGCGCCAAACGCCGCTTGCGTAGTCGATGGAGCTGTTCAGCTCCCAGCCGCCGCCGCCGCGCGAGCCGTCGCGCTGTGGCTCGATGCGGAACGCCTGACGGGTATCCAGGGCGATGGCTTCGCGGGCGAACATGCCGCCTTTAGCCGCGGTGCCGCTGGTGATGTTGGCATCCACGTACACGTCAACGCCGTAAGCATTGGCGGCGAAGAATTGGCGGGCAACCGCGTCTTGCAGGGCGGGCGCGTTGGTGACGGTCGCCCCGGCGGCGATGGTGTTCGCCAGGAAGTACCATTGACCCGGCTCTAATACGCACACATACGGCTGCGGGGCCTTTGCCCGGCGCAGCAAGCCGAGAGCGTTGAAGAAGTTCGCCCAGGTGATCGTTCCGCCTGCCGTACCGACGGTGCCGCCGGTAAAGTCATCGAGCAGCCCGACCAGGGCCGTATCGACGGCGGTTGCAACCATCTCGCCCAGGTCGCGGGCGGCGTCGCGCTGCACGCCGAACGGATCGGAGCGCACGCGGCGGTCAGTCAGGAAGTACTGCGCCCCGTACATGTACGGGGTGAGGGTTGCCAGGCTGGCGGGCGTGAAGGTCTGCGCGCTCAAATCCTGGGTTTCCCAAAGGGTTTGGATAGTGCCGCCGGAGTATGCGGCCAGGCCGCGCACCGCAGCGGAGTTCAGGTCAGAAAAGCTGCTGACCAGCGGAGCCATGATGGAATTTTCACGGGCGGTCAGTACCGCGCCCTCGTAGATCGTTCCAATCAGGGAAGAAATTGAGGCATAACTAGACTCGTTCGCCATTGTCGTTAATCCTTATCGTTGTAGAAGATACCGCCCCCTTTTTGGGCGAGAAAGTCAGCGTCAAACGGGTTGCTATTGGTGCCAAAGATGCGGGCGCGCGCCTGCGCTTCCGTTTCTTTGACTGATCCATTCGCCCCTGGATTGGTGACGCCTGGGCTTTTCGGTTTGGCGGGTTCGGTTGGTTGGGTAGGTTTGGGCATGGCTTCCAACAAAGATTTCGCGTCCGCTTCCATATCTTCGGGCGTGTCGCCCTGCAAGCGGGTGGCAAGCGCAGACGGCAAGCCTACCTTCTCGGCAATGGTGCGGGCTAGAGTGTCACGCTCCAACTTCGCGGCCTTTTGGGTGGCTTCCTTCAATGCGTTTTGCAACTTCTCCACCTCGGAGAGTTCGGCTTCCTTGCGTTTCGCTTCTGCCGTTTCGAGTTCTTCAAGACGCTTGCGGCGCGTGGCAGCTTCCTTGTTGGCTTCCTTGAGTGCGGCTTGCATCTTGTCGAGTTCAGCCTTGGACAGCGTGACCGTCTCGGCCTGCGGTTCCGTGGGCTGGGTGGGGGTTGCGGGCGTCTCGCCCGGTGTTACTTCGTCTGCCATCTCGGCTTTCTCCTGTGATTGCGGAAACAAAAAAACGCCGCTTTCCTGCGGCGTTCGCTTGCGCGACTACCACAAAAAAGCGGCGTTCCAATTTAGGACTACCTAAATATTCAATTACTTACGACTCAATTATACCGCACTTTTCCCGTTTGCGTAGCTCTGATGTTCTAGCTAATCCATAACGGCGCTCGATAGCGTCCACGAATAGCAAGAGCGCCTGGCGCACGATCAGCCAAAATTCACGCTCGCTCATGGGTGGGGAGGGGGCGGGTTGGATCATTGTGATACTAAATCCTTTAGCGCCGCTTCCGTTCTCATCTCGCCGTAAACGTCGTTATTGCTGGTGGCCGTGAGTGCGCTAAACTCAAACTTTCCGCCCTGGTAGGCTTCCAGCTTGCCCGGCCCCATCATGGCGCGTTGGGTGGCTTCGCTCTGCTTATCGAACCATTCCTGCCCGCCTTCGGTCAATGGACTATCGAAGCCCTTGACGGCGGGTATCATCGCACAGCGCCCGTTGTGGTGGTCGTTGAGCGTTTCGTCTAAGGTATGGAATGTCCCGTGCATAGCGATACAGCTCATGCAGGTGTCCGGCCCCAACTCAGCGCCCCAATACCAGCCGGTCACAATGTCAGAATTGGCGACGTAGCTCGCCCGTGAACTTTCACGGTAGCTGTAAAGCTGTACCGTGCGGGCGAACCTAAGCGCATCGGTCAAGCCGTTCCCAAACGCATCCCGCACGATGTTCGCTATCACGGTCGGATTTTTACCCATGGCTACGCCCGACACAATCGCATCACTCACCAGGCTCGCCGTATGCGGGGCAAGCTCGCCCAGGCGGGCGTACAGCGGCCCGGATGGGTCAAGGAAGCCGAGTAGCTGCTGAATGGTTTCCTTCGGTAAACGATTGAAACCGGCCGCTAAGCGCGTATCGCCTGCAACGGTGATGCTTGCCAGCTCGCGGGCGTGCTGCTCGCCCAGGGTAATCCCCAGTTCTGCCGCCCGTTCCATCTCGTTGCGTGTCAGCGCAGAAAAGCCTTGCAGCTCGTCTATCGTCTGACCCATGAGCGACTTATAGCGCGCCATCCTGATTACCTGCCCGCGCGTCGGCTCGCTGTCGCCAATCTGAAGCACCAGCGCATCCACGGCAGACGAAAGGCGGCTGTACGCCCTTCTATAAGCGTCGATCAGCCGGCCCAAAGCCTGCGCATCTTTGGCGGCAAGCTGGGCGCGGTAGCGATTGGCGGCGACGATGACGGGGGAAGGGTTAGGCATGTTTGATTGCTTTTTTCGCCTCATTAAGTAACTTTATCAAATCGTCTATATATCTAGCGTCAAAGGTTATATCGTCTCCGCCATCCCCGATACTAACTTCTATCTTTTTCGAGAATTCGCTCCGGTAAACAGTTAAACCGATTGGGCCGATGTCTTTAGTGAATATATCTTTCATAATCTACGCGCCTCCTGACGCGTTATTACCTAAACGCAGTAAAATCAAATTTATCGTTGGGCTTCTGATTGCCCATCATTGGCGGTTGTTGATTGCCGCCATTGTTGAACGCCCGCAGTATCGCCGCCCCGATGTTGTCGCTGTTGGCGTTGGCGTCCTGCGCTTCCTGGTTGATGCGCTCTTGCTCCTGCTCCCAATCAATACCCAATTCACTGGCCGCCGATTGCTTGGAGATTACCCCTAATTCTAGTTCGGTTTTGATGGTTGCTACCTGCTCGGTGCCGTTCACGGGCAGGAAGTCAGGCCACACGATTTCGCACGGGACGGGCTGCATGTTGGCCAGGATCAGCAGGCGACGCACCAATTCTTCGAGCATATCGCCGAATAATTCGCGCTTGGTGCCGATCATCGCCAGGTTGTCCTGGTAGATGACGCGCAAGGCGAAGTTGGTCAATGTGCCTAGCTTATCTTCCAGGCTGTCGATGTCCACCACGCGGGCCGTGTCGAAAAACGTCTGGCGTAAAATCTTGAAGTATTCCAGGCTGGCTATCAGGTCGCCTAATGGGTCGAGCTGGCTGATGTCGGCGTCTGCCCCGCTGATCTTGACCATCTGGTCCGGCCCCATATCCACGCGCTCGATTGTGCCTACATTCTTTGCAATGCGCATCGGGTGGGCGTAGTAGCGGATCAGTTTGGAGATGTTGGACGAAACGAAATTGATGCGGTCTTGCATGGCGATAATCGGCGCGCTGACGTCCGGCTCGCCGTAGCAGCTCGCCACAGACGGTAAGTTCTGCCAATGGATGATTGGCGGGAAGTCGTAAGGCCAGGTGGTCATGCTGACTAGTTGCCACTTTGACCCGTAGCTATCGTCTGAGATGTAGTCAAGGATTTCCCACGTATCGCCGCCTGATTGCGTGCCATCTTCCGCAATGTCGGCGGCGGTATGCTCGATGACCCGCTTCCTGGCTTTTTCCTTGCCATCCTGTACAAATTTGTACTGGATGGTGTAGCGTATGACCATCTCGTAATCTTCGGGCAGCGTGTCCATTTGGACATATTGCGGGTCTACCAGTTGCAGGCGCGGGTACGTGTTGCCGTCTTCGCCCACTATCCCATCGAGAATAATCATCAGATAGCCGGTGCCCGCTTCTGTGGCGGATAGGCTGGCGCGGTGGAATAGGATTTCTTCATGGTTCGCGTCAAGCACCGCGTCAATGTAACGCTCTTGCTCCGTTTCCGTGTCGCCTTCAAAGTCCAGCTCTATGCCCTGCCCGAACATCTGCGAAACGATGCGCGACGCGACCAGGCCGGTATAGTTCAAGGCCAGGTTATCGTCAAATTGCCCTTGCTTGACGTTCAGCGTCTTGCGCTGCGCGCCCTGGCGGTAGGCGCGGGCAAGGGATATGCTTTCATTCCCCGTTCCGCTAATCACCCGCGAAGCTACTTTGTCGGCAAACTTGTCTAAAAATGTGTCATAAAAAGCCATGTGTCACCATCCCGCAAAAGGATCATCTATTACATCAATAGTTGCTGCCTGGGTAAGCGCCCGCCAGGTCAGCGCCAAACTTATCACCCGGTCATCGTGCTGGCCTGTGGGCGCTGAAAACTTTGGATGCCCGCTTGCCATGGTCTCAACTTCGTAACTGCGTAATTCGTCCGAATAATCGCGCGGTACTAAAAAGCCGTCATGTTCCAGCGCCGTCGCCAATCCCTGAATGAGTGCCGGCTTGGTTGTGGCTGTGGTATTGAAACCTAGCTTGCCGTCCGGTCCCGGCAGGATGGGCAATTCACGCTGGATCAGGATCTCAATATTCGGCTCGCCGATGCTGTTGCGCTCAGGTAGGATGCCGCCCACGTTCCAGTGTTCCGCCATATCTACGATGCGCTCCCGTTGATACGTAAAATCAATCTGGTTGAAGCGCTGCCAATCCACGACGCGGTTGCAATCCCGGCAGCCGACCGTAAGCACGGTGTAATCGTTCGAGAGAGCGAAGTCAATGCCCATCACTAAATAATGCCCGGCGTGCTGCTCGGGTTCGTCCTGTCGCTCGATAATTGCGGCTTTGTCAATGTTCTGGAAGTAAGTTCCATCGGCTAGGAACTCGGCCTCTATCTCTTGTCTGTAAACGCGCTCAGGTAGTTCCAGGCGCATCGATTCTATTTCGCTTGGCCTGATAAACGGATTAGCCGAGGTAGGAAAGCGCCAGCGCGCCCAATTTAGTGGGTCATTGTCTGCCATATTCCACAAGGAATAGAAGTAGTTCAATCCCTTAGGGGTAGACTTGAAATAAGCATCGCCCTCGTAGTCCGCCAAAGTAGCCCGGATAACTTCATTCCAGGCTTCTTCGAGCTTCTTGACTTTCGCCGCCTCATCAATCACGACCCGCTTATACTTGCGACCGCGCGCCCCGTCCGGGTCTTCCAGGCTCCACATATCCAGCACGCCGCCATTTACCAATTCGAGCCTGTGTTCCTGCTCTAGCTTATTCTTGACAATCGGCGCATAAATATATTTGACGTTGCGCCATACGTCGGCCAACATCTTGTAAGTAGGAGAGAACCACCCGACCGGATAACCTTCAAGCATTGGTTCTAGTTCCAGGTCAATCCCAAGTGTCGTCTTGCCGAAACGCCGCCCACAATTAAGCACATTGAACCGCTTGCGCTCATGCTTAACCTGGGCTTGTGCCGGATGGAGGCGGGGCAAAACCAACTTGACCGTCTGCATACTCAATAATGACCTTCATTTCGCCGCTGTTGTTGTTGTCGACCTTTTGCACCCTGCCGCCTGTCTCCTTGGCAATGTCGTCCAACACGCCCCGGTACTGCACCACTTCAGCGCCGTTGAACTCCTCGTAATCTACAATCTCGGCAATCTCACCAGAACCAACTCCCTTGACTTGATCTGTCCATAGGAAGCCGCCAAATAAATCTTTTTCCATCAGGGCGGCCAGGAGAGACAATTTATATACCCGGTGTTCCTTTAGCGCGTACCCTTCAACGAGCGCAGTCTTTTCGCTAATCTTGGAGATGGCTTCAAGGTCAATCCAGCGCGTCTTGCGGTAATAATCAACTTGCGACCGTAAAACGCTAAACGGCGGGTCAAAACTATTCGCCAGCCCGTTTATCTCGTCTGTTTGCAGACCTTCTGCGATCCACTTGAGAACCGCTTCCTTCTGCGCCTTTTTTAGTCTCATCGTCCAACTCCGTCCAAGATTGCGGTTCTGCTGTCACTTGAAGTACAACGCCTACCCGCTTACACTCCATCAATTGCGCCGCCTGCATGATGTAATTCTCGCCTACACCTAGTTCGAAGCGTAGGCCGCCGTCTGCCATCGTCTTGACCCGCACCACTTCAGCAACGAAGGTTATCTTGTCTGACATTCTCTATCCCACGGTACGAACGACATATCCCACGCCCGCGCGTTGATCCCGTTCCAGTCGATCTTTACTCTCGTCTCGCAATCCGGTTTCGCCAGCAGCAATATCGCCCACAAGTCAGCGCCGCGCCCGTACAGGATTTCCGTGTAGCGGATTTCCAGGGTAGGGCCAGCCAGCTCATCTATTACGCTTCTGCTTGCGTCGCTCACGTTTCGTCACTCGTCTTGCAAATCGCCTGCGTATCCAGCGGATAGGGGAGAGCTTCATAGGCTGGTAAAATTATTGTTTCTGATAAGTGCGATTATCGGAAGCATCAATTTACTGTACTCGCATCCCATTTACAGTCATTTTGTGGCACACGATGACCTTACTACACTCGTCCATCCCGTGTAGCCCTTTCATCCCCGCGGCCTCCCGCAATGCACGCAGCAATCCCGCCAAGCCGGGTTGAATTTGTAGCAACTCAGGCAGTACCAGCCCTTCCACGCGGCTCCCCTGCCCCATCGCACAAGTGTTCTAAGTATCATCTTCGTCGTCTCGGTTGCTAAACTTGACCGACAATACGTATTCGTCGGTGTCATCCGTTCCGACTTCCACGGTATCGAATAGCCGCGAGCCTGCCCAAATACAAAGCCACAAAAGGAGAGTTCTAATCATTTTTGACCATCTTCTCGAACTGCGCCCGCGTCCCGTTGTAGCGGTTCAAGTCCACGCATCCCGGCGCGCCTGCCAGCCTGCCCGACTTCGACCATTGCCAAAAGGTGTAGCCCGCTTTCGCCCAATCCTTCGGTAGGGTTGGGCGCGGATACCAGGCCGGCCAGTAGTTTGCGACCCACAGCATATAGCCGGGATTGTTGCCGCGCGGCAGGTTGCCCAAGTCAGTCGATGGCATGTAGCGATTCCAGAAGCCCGCCGATGTGTAGATAATCGGGCGCTTGCCGGTCAGTTCTTCCATCAGGTTCAGGCACTTGGGAATGACGTTGTTGAGCTGGTTTTTAGACAGCAGCCCGCTTTCTTCGACGTCTAAGACGGGCGGCAGTTCTGCGCCTTTGGTGATGGATGCGAATAGTTCGAGCTGCGCCTTCCAGTTCTTGTCCGGTTTCAGGAAGTGGTACGCCCCGCGCGGGATGCCCTGCTTTTTGGCTTCCGCCCAATTGCGGGTGAAGCGCCCGTCGACGGAAATTCCCCAGGTGGCGCGCATAAAGACGAAATCAGTCTTGATTTTCGTCCAGTCGATCAGGCCAACGCCCGCGCTTACGTCGATGCCGTTGACTTCCCAGGTTGGCTTTATTGCGGCTTTGATTTCGGATAGGTTCATACCTTCCTCAGCACCTTAATGAAATAGTTTTCTTCCTTGACGGTGACAATCTTATATTTGCCGTCCATCGCAATCCTGCGCATGTGGCAGCGCGCGGCGTTGATGGATAACCCAAACCTTTCGCTAATCATGCGGGCGTCAATGTCGCCCTCCTGCCGGGTTTCCTGGCAGAAGTAGCCGTCAAGTTCGGCTAGTAGGTCGGTTTCGCTGAAATCGTCCATATCTTTGCAGGTGCAGGCTTATACTTTTTCTTGATGATTTGATACTTTCCGCGGTCGCAAATATTGATGATCCCGCCGATGTCTGCCGGCTGCGCCCCGATGCGGTGGACGTACTCGGTCGCAAGCTGCCAGGACGGGAGCGCCACGACTCTAACCGGGTAGTTGTCGTATGTGTCGCCGTCGCGGTGGTTGTGCGACCGGGCGGCAATGTCAGGCAGGCGCATCCCGGCGTAAGTCATCATCAGGGTTACAGCCAGGGCGTTCAGGGGGTTTGGGCCTGTCCACGCCTGCCGCCCCATCGGGCCGTGATGCGTCACGTCGAACAGCACGCCGCTAAACTCAGCCAGGAGCCTCCACCAGGAATAGGTGTTACCGTCTTCATTCTTGACGGCGTTCACCGTGTCGGCGGCTAATTCTTCTTCCATGTGCGCCGACTTGCCGGTATGCGCCCCGGTGCCCCGGATGAAGAACATTCTCTTGGAAAGGTTCGCCGCCGGCTGGATGGTTTCGGCTGCAAGGCGCTGGATGGTGGCAGGGTTGCGGGTGACGACCTGCGTCGAGCGGTGCTTGCTGTCGCCCTCAACGATGTCGCCGTTCAGGATGGTCGTCACGTCGGCAATGTTCTCGCGGGCCAGGCTGTCAACGCTATCCCAAAAGTCAAGCCAGCAATCCCACAGCCAACGCTGCCCGCGGCTGGCGCTATAAGTGCCGCCGTCGTCCAGGTTCATGGTCGGTACAGACAGTCCGACCGTCGAGTTAATGTGCATGTCGCCGGCTATGGCAACAATTTCGGTCATTGGCCCTTATCGCTCTTGCGGTTCTTGCGCGGCGGCGGGTTCAGCCCGTTTTGCTGCATGTACTCGCGCAGTTCTGCCACTTCCGCTTCCAGGTCATCAATGCGGCTGTCTTTGGTTTTTACTACCGTTTCTAAAGCGGTGACGCGGTTTTGTAGTTGCGTGATGAGCATCACCCAGCTTTCGGCGGCGGCTTTGTCTGCGTCTGCGCCATCTACTTTATTCTGTGACCGCACGCGCAAATAGGCGGCTACACCGCCGCCGCCTACCAGGCCCGCGGCAATGGCAATAATGATCGCTGTGATGAGTGCGCCCCAGTCGATCATGCGGGCTTATCCTTGCGGCTGCGGGTCAGGCGACGGGATTTCTTCAGGTGGAATGAGCGCCGAAGAATGGTAGACCGTGGCGCCCTTCTCTTTGCCGTCCTCGTAGGCCCAACCCACAATCAAGGCGATTGCAACCGGCTGCCATGACCCGATCAGGAATAGCACCGGGGTTTGCAGGTCTGGTGCCAGGTAGTGAGTGACGAAAAATATAGCGGTCGAGAATACGGTATCTACGACCAGCGCCCGAAATTTGCGACTTTCCCAAATACTCATTGTCTGCTCCTTATCTAATCCCGCCCCAATCCCACACCTCACAACGATTTGTTTCAGGTGCGCCATTTATTGTTGTTAAGCAAAAAACGCCGATACTCCGTTATAGAGTATCGGCGCAAATCTTCCCGAATTATCCCGCCCGTAAATCGGACGGGCTGCAACTTACATATTCCTATTGTAGATTACTTGTTCTATTTTACCACGAATTACGGCTAAAAGTCGTAATACTTCACGTCTAACTTGAAGCCCGTTTTAATGCCCACATCGCCGTCCCATGAGTCGTGACCATCAAGAAACCAGCGCCTATTCGGACAGTGCATCTTTACGCGTGCGATTTGCTCGCCTGTCTGGTTGTCATAGTGAACTTTACCGGATACGATTATTTCCAGTTCAGCGCCACACTTCGAACAATACTTTATTTCGCTCATGATAGTCTCCCTGTATAGTAATCCTTGAAAATCTCCTCTAATTCTTTATCGGTTCTCGTTGGCCTACCCGTGAAGATGGGGGCGGTTTCCCATTCCGGGTCATGCGCCTCAAGTAGTATTTCCATCTTGGTCATGCGTTCTTGCAAACGCTCGATTTCCGCGAGCAAGGCGGCGTTCGTGTCCTGGGCAGCAATCAGGCAGCGGTTAGCCAGGCCGTCGTAACGTTCCGACTTGTCTACCGAGCGCGGGTCAAGGTTGGCTTTATGTTCGTGGTATCCCGCGCGATAGGCCGCACTATAAAGAGTTGCGTAAATCTTAGTGTATTCATCCTGTTTATTCATTGTCTGTCCTCTTGTTTTAATTAAATTATTGGGGGATTTCCGCCCACCAAGTCTTTCCGCATACTAAGCATTTCACAAAAACGTAATCTCCGTACGGGCTAAATTCTTCCTCATCCAATTCTTTCACGGAGTCTCTAGGATGTGAACATTTACTTTGCTTGTCTAATTCTTCCGTCCTCCTGCTCATAGCTATAAATGTCTGGTGTCCAAGCAAAGATTTTAGAGCATCAATAGCGTTTCGGATTTCACTCATCTCTCCTCCTTCCCTTCTCTCGCGATTTCCCGCAGCCTATCAACAATGATGGAAACAGCCAGCATAGGGTGTTTATCTAAAATTACCCATGCGAGCCGCCATTGATTGCGACTGCCGGTTTCTTTATGGAACTTCTTTTGTATCCGCTTGATTTCCTGAATTTCGCTTTTGTTCATCTCTCCTCCTTAATCTCATCTTCCAGCGCCCCCAGGCAGGCATCAATCCCACCGCGCCGCGTCTCCATGCGCTCTACGAATGGAGGCACGTTGCGCGGCTGGCGGCGGTACTGCCAGGTCAATTCAGCGCCGCAGCGATGGCAGGTGATCCCGCCGTTGCCGATCATCTTTATTTCAAGGTCTGCCGCTTCGATGCGCAAAACGCGCTGGCCGCTTTCGTTGGTCACTACCCCGATCTCTCGGCAGCGGCAAAAATACGGTTTAGCCTTGATTGTTACCGTGGTTGTGTATACTGCTTGCTGCTCCATTGTTGGCTCCGTTGGTATTCGGCAAATAAATCATAGTTCCGGTTGATCCGTGTATCGGCATCCATTCGGCCTTGATGCCCGCCGCGCGCAGGATGGCGACGGCCTGGTCGATGGCGGCGCGTTGGGCGGGGGTCATACGCCACAAATCCCGCTGCATTCTGCATTCCATAATTCCAACTGCCCGCGCTCCTGGTCGGTGCGTAAGTCCACATCTTCGAGAGGGATGCGCGCGGGATGCACGAATAGATCATAGGGCGGGCGGGCTTTTCTGATGGCCCTATCCACCTCTATTGCCTTGTGCCAGTCGCCGTTACCGTTCGCTTTCAGGTCGTGCCATTCGCGCGTCGAGTGGAATGGACAGAATACACACGCCGACTTTGGCGGCACTTCCAGGCCGTGAGCCGTTAGCCACTTGACGCAATCCTGGCGGGTCATCTTGCGCTCGATCAACGGCCAGCGGTGGGTGATGTACTTTACATCGCTGTCTTTCATGCGCTGGAACTCGTCAAGGCTAATACCAATCCATTGCTCGACGGGCTGTCCGTTGCGGTTGGCTTGCAGCCAGCGGCGCATGGGGATAACTTTCCATTGCGAGGTACATTGTCTTTTGATTTGCCCGTTTCCGCTCGGAGTGATGGTATAAAATGGCTCATCAGGCCAGCCGTAGCCGTTATCTAGCGGGTCGCTGTGCGATGGCAAAACCGTCGCCACTTTCACGCCCCTTTCTTTTAGCCAGGGCGTGAAGCGGGCAGCGAAAGAATATGTTCCGCTGCTGTCATGCGTCGTATTGGCATGTAGGGCAATGTCGATAGGCTCCAGCTCACCCAGGGCGACCATTGCTGCCAGAGTGAAGGATTGTACGCCCCAACCGAGTGATAAGACTTTCATACGACTGCCCCCACTTTTATTACATATACGATCATGCAAATAGACAACAGAAGACCGATGAATATAAAAAGAAATAAAACTGGGATATGTTTCATATCTCGCCTTCCTTCGCCCGTCTAATCGCCTGCTCTATGTCTGCCAGCGCCAGCCCGTCGCGCACCATATCGGATGAATATTGCAGCACCATATATCCCAGGAGCTGCGCGGCGTTCAGCTTTTCGTAATCCTTGCGGATACCCGATCCGCGCCCGTGCTTGCCGTCCGTCCACACCCCGCCCTGCAATTCGACGGCGATGCGCTCGACCGGAAAACAAAAATCAAAGCGCCACTTTCGGGTAGGATGGAAACGAAATTCCGTTTGCGGCTCAGGCAGGCCGGCGGCGCGCATCTGGAATAGTAGCGTGGCTTCCAGGTCGCTCATTCTTGCCCGTCCTGTTCTTCGCCTTCTTCCAGTTCTCTCAACGCCAAAACGAAAAGAATGACATTCCCCAAAATAAGAACGTTGGAACAGGAATAGAAGAAGGCGAAATAACCCCAATCTCGCTTGATGAGGCACAGCGCGGCGGCTATCGGGAAAGATACGATGTGGCTCGCCCAAATCAGGGTATTTATATAATCGTTCATGCGCTCACCCCACGCGCCGCTCCCGCCCGATTGCCCGCCTTAGACTTGGCGTATTTCGCCTGGTAGCGGTGGTAGTAGGGGCTGTCTACAAAGCAATAAGGACTTATTAGCACGTCGCCAATACGTACCGAATTGTCCACGATGCGGCGGCACTCCTGAAGAAAGACGCACCGCGCGCAGGCGTTGTTATCGCTGACCGCCAGGCCGCCCGGCTTCTGTGCCTGGCGCTTGGATTTCTCTGCTTCCCATTTTTCAGCCGCGGCTTGCGCTTTGACGGCTTTGGCGTGCGTCTTGGCACACGGCTCGCAGCGCTGGCGGCTGGAAGGGATTGGGCAGCCGCAGCCGGGGCAGGTCTTGCTCTGGTAGCTGTTCACGGGATGCCCGACAGTCTTGGCATAGTGGCGGCGGGAGGCTTCGCGCTTGTGGCGCGCCTTGCAAGGGTCGCAGCGCAGCGGGGCGCAGCGCGAGTGCTTGTCATATTCAAACACTGCCCCGCACTCCTGGCAGGTCGCCGTTTTGCATTCGATAGTCTGCGGCACTTCACGGCAGGCGGGGCAAAGTAGCGGCGGGCATGGCCCGCGTTTTTTATACTCAAAGGTTATCTTGCAACGTTTGCAGGTCGCCTTGCTCATAGGTTGCGGAACGCGGCGGTTGAGCGTCTGGCAATCCTGGCATCCTGATTTATAGCGTTGGTGCTGGCTGCAATGGCGTGACATATTGACTCCATTAGTCGAGTTTCAGGGCGAGCAATTTATCTCGCAAGACCGACGATAGCGGCAGGTCGCGGTATTCCGACACTTCGGTAACAACTTCGGATAGGATAGCCCGCAGCCGCTCGATTTCCGCGAGCAGGGCGGCGTGTTCGGCGCATAGTTTCTGCTCGGTTTCGCTGGCGTCGTCAATGGAGCGCTGTTGGGCTGGCGAGCCTGGAATAGATTCGAGTATCCCGCCGATGGCTGTACCGTAGTCGTGAATCATGGTTTCGTGTTGCTCAGTTGTTAGTGTCATTTGTCTGTTCTCTATACTTTCATCTTCTCGGCTGCCGCCTGGCACGCCGGGCACTGCGCGCGGTGCGCCACAACGTCAAGCCATTTGGTTTCATCCCACTGGTCGCCGTCCTGGTCGAGCCATTCCCTGACAAGTTTGTGATACTTGTCGCACCATCGAATTGCTGGCTCTGCCACTTCCAGCCAGTCATCCGCTTCCCAAATCTCGACGACTTCACAGTATCCCGAGCGCTTCTCCGGCTTGACCGTGACGGGCGCCGGGTGCGCGATGGGGCGCGGCGGCGGGGCGATGCGTGGGCGCGGGCGGGGGATGGCGGGGGCGGTCATGCCCAATCCATTCCAGGGCGCAGGCTCTCGCCCGTGATGCGGATCATCTGGAAGCGCCCATCCCGCACCCGGTCGTACAAATACCCCGGCAGGCTGGCAGGGTCGGAATTGGAGGCAATCAGCGTCACGCCCTCCTGCCGTATCGCCATCTCATAGCGCCGATCCATCAAGACAAACTGGCGCTCATCGCCGTAACCGGAGGCGCGCACCTTTTCAAATTCGTCAATCGCCAGGACTTTTAGCCCGCTCCACCAGCGCAGGCGGGCGGTTTCGCCTTCCGCCTTATCGTCAAAACCCTCGCGCAAATTGTCCATAATCTCAGCCATGCGCACATAGGCCGCATCCTGGTTATTGCGCAAAGCCTGGGCAATGGCGATCTTCAGGATATGCGTCTTGCCTACCCCAAAGTCGCCGTAAAGGTAGACCCAGCCGAAGCCCCAGGCCAGGGCGCGCTGCACAGCTTCCACCGCGCGGGCCGCCCCGTTTACGTCCATCACGCCAGACCAGTCCAGCGTGTCGGCTTCCTGCTGGCTTATCCCGTAGCGCGCGGCGCTGGCCAGCTTCCAGCGGTTGACGTTTGGGCAAAGCTCTAATGTCCCGTCGCCTACCCGCACGTAGCCGATGCCTTCGCATACCGGACAATCAGCCTGGCACATGCCCAGGTCGGCAGCCATGCGCTCGCGCTGTTTGGCAAGGGCGGCGGCCAGCCGTTCCGGGTCGGTGGACGGCAGGGCGATTTTCTTCAGTTCGGTAGACAGGTTAGTTAGGGTCATGGGTGAGCCTGTTTCTCTTTCGCGGCGCGGATCCGGGCGCGGGTGCGCTCTTTGTCAAGCTCGCGCTGCCGTTCTAGTTCTTCGGGGGAGGCGCTAGGAGGCTGGGCGGCGGGCGGGAATTTGCCGTTGCCATTCTTCTGGAAGACGGGTATCCCGTTCTTATACCAGTCCGTGACCCACCCGTAATTTGTGGGCTTGTAGTCCTTCACCCGCCACGCCTCAAAGCAGGCTTTTAGTTTACGGGCATCCGGCTCGCCTCCAATAGAAGCGATAAGAACGTCGTAAACGTCTTTAGTTGGGTATCGTCCGGTAATATCTCTGACTGCTAAAATAGCCGGGTGTTGGGTGCGGGGGTCTTGCTCTTTTTCTTTCTTAATTGGTTTCTTACTATCTATCTTTAACTCCCTTTTTGGTAGACCTTCATCTACCAAATTGGTAGACCCAATCTCTCTTTTTGGTAGACCTGCCGACATAGAAAGTAGAAAATGAACTTTCCCTGTGTCTCGGTAGGTATGCGGTTTATATCGCAAATTAGGGGTTAGGTCTTCCAGTAAGCCTTCGTTCACTAGGAGTTTAACATGCCGTAAAACGGTCATGTAACCCATCCTCAGGTCTTCGGCTATCGTTTCGAGTGATGCGTCACAAATCCCCCGCTCGCCCTGGCAGTAGCGCCAAACCCTGCCAAACACAGCCGATACCATAATCCCGTATTCCTGAGTGATGTTATCAATACAAGGGGTGAAGCCGTCAACGTTCGCTAAAACTGTCTTGCTCATGATGCAAGTCCCTTAAAGCAGTCGGCTCCCGTTATGTTCCTGGCCTTGTCACACTGTCCTGGCGGGATCAGCGGATAGGTCCATAACGAGAGCCGATTGCTCATGAGAACTATTTGGTTGTATGTGTGCAACGTTACGGTCTTGCCACAATTGGCAATTCCGCCGATCTTATCCGCCAGGATGTTGCAAGTATAAACGATAACGCTCCATTTGTCAACCATCAGCCCGCCTCCGCGAACAGGGGCAGTTGTTCCTGCCCCTCAGCTCCGCGCCAAACGTCCCAGGCTTCCGCAACCGCGCCCGATCCGGGGTAAAGGTCGGTGAAGTCGTCGCCCGGCTTCATGCCCAGCATCTCGAACACCCAAAAGCAGAAGCGGCGCGGCTTTGCCCCGTGCGTGCCTTTCTCGATGGTGATGTTCTCGCTCACCCAATCGCGCACGGTGTCAACGCTGCGCCCCAAGGGTCGCCCGCCCCAAAAGATGACCGGTTCCCAGGCGTAAGCGGGATTGACGCCCGGCTTGAAGCTGGCGAAGGGCTTGACCCATGCCCCAACGCGCACGGTATCGGGGCAGTAGGCCAATATCTGTTTCAGGGTGGGCGAGCTGAGGGACAGCGCCCAGCCTTCATAGTTGCGCATCATGTGATTGATTAGTTTGCGGTGATCCACTTCAGCGCACAACGGGTCATCGCTGTAATGGCGCTTGGCTTGCCCGATATAGGGCGGGTCTGCGTAGGCGTATTTCATCACGCCCCTCCCTGCCATCTCTTGACGCAGTTTCGCCTGGGCAGCGGGCGCGCGGGGCGATGCTCGTAGTCGTGCTTGTAGGCGTTCAGTATGTTGGTGAGCTTGCGGATTTCGGCATCCTTGCGGGCGCTCTCGGCCTGTAAACGCTTGACGATTTCAACACCGAAGATGCGGGCCTGTTCCAGGTTGATGTTGTCGGCCTTTAGGCGCTCGATTTCTTCCATGTCAGCTTTTAGGGCAGTGGTTAGTCTACTCATGCGGCCTCCGCTATTGCGATCAGGTGCCCGCCAACAAATTCGGTAAACGCTGGCGGGATGGCCTGGCGAGCGGCGACTTTATCCATCCATTCACAGCCCATTGCGTCGGCATAATCGCGCTCGGCTTTATGCTCGAAGGGTAGAAAATCCGAATGGTTGCAGGCGGGCAGCAGGACGGGCGTCATCCAGGGCGCTTCAAAGTAGCGGTGGCGAATGACACGCAAGCCAAACATCGACCCGCACAGCATCAGGTCGGGGTTCAGTTCCTTTGTCCTGACATTCTCGATAACATAGGGCAGGCCGGTCGCCTTCAGCAGTTCCCTGACTGGCGCAATCAGGCGCGGGTGGTCGTCCTGGTTGCCTGTCCATCGGGTGACGTTGGCGTACCCCTGACACGGCGGGCTGGCGTGGATGGCGTCGTACTCTGCCCCGTGTGCCGCCAGGTATTCCAGGGCGTCGTCTTGAATGAACTCATCGCCGCAATAACGGGGCATTGGGCGAATGTCCACTCCAACGACATAGAAGCCAGCCCGCTGGTAGCCTTTCGCAGCTCCGCCTGCGCCCGAAAAGAGATCGAGTAAACGTGGTTTCATGGTCTAATTCTTGCTGAACCACACCCGGTTATCCGGGTCAAGGTTGGGCAGCAGGATCATCATATTCCCGCTGATCAGCCACTCAGCGGGCGCTTCGCCCACCTTGCAGGTGTTGTCCAGCTCGCGGTACATTTGGGCGGCTTCGGCGTCGCTCATGGTGCGGGCGGCCTGGCGCGCGGCGTAGGAGCTGCGGGCACGTTTGACGAACAGGAAGGCGGCCAGGATGCCGGTAACGAAACCAATCGCGCGGCGCTTCATTTCTGCCCCCGGTAGGTCTTGCGGATTTTGCCAACGGCGAAAATGATATAGACGATGAGTAGGAAAGCTAGAATAAAGACGGTCAATGCGTCAGCGGGTGTCATTGTGGGAACTCCCTTATTTGTAAGTCAACTGGAAAATCTTGTATATCCCCGCCCTTCTTGCTTTTCGTTGGGATATAGCGCTCTTTAGCCCAAACGCTTCCCATCTGTTTTACAAACACGGGAACGCTTGCGGCCTGGCATTGCTGGACAATTGATCTGACCCAGCTCTCTTGCATCGGTCTGGCACCCGCGCCGCTCTCGCCGCCGACGATCAGCCAGTCCAGGTACAGGCTCAGGCCGCCGTGAATGTTATCGAGATAGAATGGTTCGAGATCAATCGCCCCCAACAGCGGCTCACAACTCACGAAGCGCACCGCCGCCGGTGTTTGCAGGAGTAGCGGTATCCGCTCATCGGCTGCCCGCTGGTTTTCGACCGAGACGCCCAGCCAGACATTTGGGAGTGGCAGAAATAGATTACTGCTCCCGTAGGTCTCACCAGCGGCGTAACCAATCCGGTCTACCCGATCAACATCATGACCGATAATATTATTCTTGCCTATCTCAAACCGTCTGAAATACTCCAACATGCGGGCTGGCCGCTTGGTCAAGACCTGAAATGTATGCTGCTTTGCCCTGTACATCATTGCAAATACTTGGTCAATAAACTTATCTGGCACATCCTCATGAAACAAATCGCTCATGCTGTTCACAAACACCTTCGCTGGCTTGCGCCATTTCGAAGGCTCATCCAGTCGCTCTGGGTGGCACTGCACATCCGTGAATTTTCGCTCTCCCCAAAAGCGGTTGGCAATTGTCTCTGCGTAGCAGTGCTTGCACCCTTGCGAAACCTTGCTACATCCGGTGACTGGATTCCATACCTTGTCTGTCCATTCGATTGATGTGTCTGCCATTAGATAATTCCTTTCGTCCACAGCGCGCCCAGGATGAGCAGGGCGCAAAAGATAAAGAAGATGCCCCACTTGATATAGTCGATCTCGTTTTCGGGCTTACGGTAGGGCGTGGGCGGTACGTAGTTGATGTGGTTTTTGTGGTTCATGGTAAAATATTCCTGTCTGTTCTAGTTGAAGCGCCCGTTGATAACAGCAGCGGGCGCTTCATTTTGTCTAGCGATTGGCAGCCCGTAGGCAGCCGAAGAAGAAAACGCCCAAGACGAGCAGGGTCAGGCAGTAGCCGGCGATTGCCGGGTATTTGAAGGCCAGGACGAGCAGGGCGGCGATCCAAAACAGGATACTCAGGACGGCGGCGGCTCCAACGGCCATGCCGCAATCTTCGTCATCGCCTTCGTCTTGCTCTGCTGCTTGCGCCCGTTCTATTCGGCGCTGGATAGGTCTTGACTGGATTTCAGTTGATGTGTGCATTTTGTCTGTTCCTTATTTTGTAATGATTGTCGGCCTGGGGGCGGGCGGCGGGTCGTCCCCGTGGTACCGCCCGCCCCGTGCGCCAGTGCTTTCTAGCTGTTGGGATTGCGTTTCCCGTTGCGGCGCTTCTTGCTGCGCTCATGACGGGCGCTATCAACAATACGAGTTTCTAGGCTATGGGCTTCGTTCAGGATAGCAACCGGGACTGTCAAGTCCGGGCGCATACCGTCCACAAAGTACACCCCATAGCAGCCGTCAAGTAGTCGCTGGTATGCACCTTTGCGGCGCTGGTTCTTGCGTTCGGGGAAGTTGCAGGTTTTCATTCCTACCCCCGCCCGTGGCATACGGCGCATACGCCGTTATAGTCTTTCTGGCAGGACATACAGCCAGCGCCGCCGCAAATGCCACAGCGACCGGAGCCGCCGCAGCCCGAGCAGACGCGGGCAAACCAGCGATAGATAGACGAGATGCTAATTTTCTTGAAGTACATTGTCTGTTCTCCTTTTGAAACTCCTTAAAAAACTGTCAGGAACTTGCGTGTAACTTATTGTGTCGTTGATCGTTTTTCAATGTTGAAATATAATTATCAAATGCAGTATTATTTATCCGTTTCACGGGAAAGGAGCGTAGACGCGAACTGGTACTGCCAATCTTCGGGCTGGTAACTAGCCCGGATGTATTCGAGTGTGCGACGGTAGGGAACCTTACCGCCGTTGTACCAGTAATGGACGGTGGAGCGCGCAACCTTCAATTCTAGCTTTTGGTTAAGACCGCGCGAGAAATCAGACAGCCTCGCGAAACCCTGCTGGGTCATAATTTCGTCAATCAACGGTTTTATGTCTGTGTTCATATTTTATTCTCTCCTGATAATTATATTATACGGAGAATAAAATAAATGTCAAGGTTGAATTTTGTTGACTTTTCGTTTATAATAGGCGAAACCAGGAGGAATGGAGGAAATATGGAATTTAAGGATTTTATGGATCAGGAGTTTCGTAAGTGGGAGAATCGCACGGGGAGGCGTCAAAATATCAGCACGTTCGCCCGCTACCTGGGCGTGCGCCAGCCTTCGCTTAGTAAGTGGATGAGCGGCGCAGTTATCCCCGATCACGCAAATCTAGACCAACTTGCAAAGAACCTTGGGTCAGATGTATATAAGTACGCCGGCCAGCCCGAGCGCCTGCCCGAAAACACGGCAGTGAAAATCATTGCGCGCATCCTGCCAAAGCTCCCCCTTGAGTTCCAAGAGCGATTCGCGAATGCCGTGCAGAACGCCTACGAAGGGGGCGGTAAGCCGGAAGACAACCAGGAAACATTGCAGATTTGAAAGGAGTAATAATGATTTAATAAAGATTGTAACGAAACGGAGTCTGTGGCGTTTAACAACGTGTAAGCCCCGCGCTTTAATTCACAAACCTACCAGGGGAGGCCCCATTGAGACAATCGCCACTAGAACGAGTAGAGCAGTATTTGCCGCTGCTCTCGCCAGGCCGTCAGTTTGGCTTCGCGCTACTGGCTTTGATTCTGTACCCGATCAGCGCATCCACCGCCAGCAAGCTTCTAATCAACTCTACATTGATCCTATATTTGGTGCTGGCTATGATTTCAAATGAGACGATCCCGCTACTTAGCGGCATATTCGTCCTGGGCGTTATCATCGGTATGTTGATAATCGCCTGGCTCTGGACGAGGGACAACAAAAAATAAGTTTCAGTCTAGCAAGGAAAGCGCCCGGTTTGGGCGCTTTTTTGTTGCCTGTTGCTGTTATCCTTTGATGTAATTATTCTTCTGCGAGTAATAATTTCAACCTTGACAAATAATTTATTCCCGGTATAATATAAACACATCGACAAACGACAAACGCCAACGCAGACGCCCCCACCGGGGCAGGAGAACAGACACATGGATGCCAACGCCCCCGAATTTGACACAGCCTTCACTCAGCGCCCCAGCCACGGCGTCAAGCCCGAATGGCTAGAAGCGGCTCGGGTCGCCAAAGTCTTAGCCGAGAAAGTGGAACGCGAAACGATTGACGCCTGGGAGAAAGGTCGCCGCGGTATCACCTACGAAGCCAAAGAGTTGGCGATGGCTCAGGCAGCCGCCGCCGGGCAGATGTACGATGACCTTTACGACTGCTGGCAGCGGGGCGAAGTCCCGGCCAGCGTAGCATTGAAGCTCGATACCCTAATCAGTTTATAATTCAGGAGGCACAATGAATAAAAGCGATAGTATCAAGGAATTGGCTACCGCCCTCGCGAAGGCTCAAGGGGCTATGGCCCCGGCCAAGATGGAAGCGTCTAATCCGTTCCTGAAAAATAAGTATGCCGACCTGGGGAGCGTTATCCAGGCGGCTAAAGGCCCGCTGTCCGCGAATGGATTGAGCTTCTCTCAGCACCCCTCGCTATCCGACGGCGTGCTGACCGTCACAACTTTATTGATGCACCAATCCGGGGAATGGATCGAAAGCGCGCTGGCGCTGGAAGTCACCAAGGGAAACGGGGTCAGCATGGCGCAATCTATGGGCGCTGTTGTTACTTACCTGCGCCGCTATTCTCTGGCTTCGATCCTGGGAATGTACGCAGATGAGGACACCGACGGCAACGACAAAGACACAAGCAAGTCGAAACCCGCCGCTCAGCCCGCACAGCCGAAACCGGAACCGAAACCCGCCGCTTCAGCACCGCCCGAACCGCCCGCGCGTGAGCAACCAGGCGATACCGAATGGCAGGCGACGGCTGAAGTCCAGCCCATCAATGGTAAGCCAACCCGCCCTTACTCGCCCGAAATTGTGCGCCAGGGATTGAGCGCTAAATGCGCCAAACAGCGCGATTTCCAGCCCAGCGACAAGCAGCGCAATATGCTGCGCTTCTGCTTATCTCAGGCGTTCGCCGGGGATGCCGCCGCCGAAGACAAGCGGCGCATCGTGCTGGACTACCTGACCGGCGAAGAAAGCACGAAGAACGTAAGCGGTCCCTGGCTGAAGACCATCCTTGACGAATGGCTGAAGCCAACCCAGGATAGCGGCGGCGAGTATAAAATTGACACAATGGCCGCGAAAGAAGCTCAGGCAATCGTGACTTCCGCTTTGATCGGCGAAGGTCAGCAAACCCTAATCTAACCCGGAACTACCGTTCCGCACCCATCCACAGCCGGGGCGCGCAACCGCCCCGGCAATGTTGCAGAATAAAAGGAACAGACAGGAGGATAGGACAATGTTTATAGTAGGTCAAAAAGTACGTATCAAAGAAACTGCTTTTGCAGGCTCGACAGAACAAATCGACATTGACACCCGCGGCAAAGTTGGCGAGATTGTCACCGATTTGTCCGATGCACTCAACCCGTCTCGGAAGGGGTGCTATGAAGTCTACGTATCCGGCGAAGGTACAGCCCTGGTAACGGCAGACGAAATCGAAGCCGCGTAGCCCACACGAAAGGAACAGACACGATGAACCTGACAGATGACCGCTTCGCAAAAATACTTGACGACTTGGAAGAAGGCGCGATGGAACTCGAACACGCCAAAGAGCGCGGCGAGAGTACGCGCAACGCCGCCAAAAACATCCAGAAGGCGCGAACGGCGTTGATAGCAGAGCATACCGCCCTGGTCGCCACAATAAAGGACTTGGTGAGTAAGGTGGATGAGTATAACGCCCACTTCCGGCAATCCTAGCCCACACCCGCCGTGTGCCCGGCAGTAGCCGGGGCGCGCAACCGCCCCGGCAATGTTGCAGACGAAAGGAACAGACAAATGAGCAATATAGCGAAAGTAATGAAAGCAGACTTTGACGAGATCCGCAAGCGCGCGGAATTTTGGCCGCCGTCTATTATGGATCAATCTATGCACCTTGAAATCGTGCAGGCCGATACGCTTGTTCTGCTCGCGAAAATCGAGCAACTGCGGGCGGCTGCTACTCGCGCGCTGGATGCCCTGAACGAACTAATTGGCGCGGATTATGACGTAACGGGCGAGATAGCCGAGCTAAAAGCCGCCTTAGAATAAGCACCCGTCTCTGTCTAAATCAGCCCCGCCCTCGCCGGCGAAAGGAACAGACACGATGTATAACGATAGTATTTTTTATGATAGGGACGACGAGAAAGAAGAAAAGAATGTAACCTGTCCTAAGTGTCTCTCCCGCAATACCGACGCTGCAAGCCAGGTGCTCGACCTGTCGGTGGTGGACGATACCGTTCCGGTGCGAACCCAGGAAAGGCGTTGTCTGGATTGCGGAGAAACTTATTACGTAGAATATAAATAAACGTCTGGGGCAAGAGAAACCACCCCCAGCCCCGCCCTCGCCGGCGGGGTTTTTCGTTGTTGCGTTCCCGTAAATATACTGTATAATTGCATTATGACTATCACCTGGGTAACTGTCGAAGAAGCCAGCGACAAAACCGGCTATCACCCCGAACGGGTGCGCGAACTTGCCCGCTCCAAGAAGATCAACGCTAAAAAATGGGGGGACGGCGCATGGGGTAAGGGCGAATGGCGAATTGACCTGGAGTCAATCTTGCAGTACCAAGCGGAAGCCAAACCAGGACCGAAAGGGGAGCGCGATGATTGAGGTTATAGCCCCTCGCGGGGCTGCCCCTTTCCGTTATGTTGCTTCAGTTGCAATGCTCGAAGCGAATTTTATCTTCTTGCCTGTATATATATTCGTCAAAGATGGCAATTGGTGCATATCCACCCAATTCGAGATAGATAAACTGCCTGATTTGGAAATAACCGATGTATGTTATCCCGGCGGGAACACGAGATGGCAACGCGAACACTGGTGATTAGCTTCCTGCTCGCCCTGCTCCTGGCCGCCTGCGCCGATGCGCCCGCCGGCCCGCTGAGCGCCGAACGCTCGGCAATCGGCGCGCAATCGACACTCCAGGTCGTCCAGGCCGCGCGCAATGCCACGCAAGCCGCCGCCCTGGAATCCACCCGGGTGCAAGGGGTGAAGGATGCGCAAAGCGATCACGAGGCGGCGCTCATCTCCACCCGGGTGAGCGGCGAATGGCAGGGTATCCAGGCGCAGCAGACGCAGGTTGCCATGCTCGGGCAGGTCGCCACACTGACCGCCGCGCCCCTGGCGACGGCTGAAGCGGCGCAAGCCACAGCCCCGGCGGCGACGGCGACACAGATTGCCAATAATAACCTGATCCTGGCGGCAGACAACAAGGCCAAAAACGACCGCACTTATGAGGACTTGATGACGGTCGCCAAACCGCTCGCCCTGGTGCTGGCTGGCCTGGCGCTGTTATGGTGGTCGGTAGGCAGGCGCGAGGCGATGATTATCAAGGCCAAAGCGGAAGCTGAAAGGGAAGAACGCAGGCAGGAGCAGGAGCAATTGCGCCTGGACTGGAAAAACCGCGTTATCGAAACTTATGCCGGGTCGATCTTTATGCTGGATAACGGCGACATCACCACCCCTTATCTGATCAGTCAGCTCCCGTCACTAGACAGCCGCCGCCATTTCACCGACGGGCAAGTAGCCGATCCGCCCATGCCGCCGTCCGAAGAAGTGCTTGACGACGAAGATATGCGCGCCGCGGCCCTGAAGATCATCCAAGAAAGTATAGATA